ACCCTGGCGCCTAGACACGCCGACGAAAACGGCCTCCCATAAGGCAAGTCCCCGCCATGCCTCTGACGCAAGCAAACTCTGGCGGGTGTTCATATCGCGCGAGCGTGGCGCTAGGTTGCATGCGCCGAAACCACGACTGGGGCTGGCCGAAATCCAGAATCGCGCGTCCAGAGAATGCCCGCGAAGGCCTCATCTGCGAGCTTGATGACTACTCGCTGGGCATGGATGACGAAGACCTGTTCGCGGTGCTCGCGGCCATCTGACCGAACACACAGTTGGTCAGGCAGGGAGGACCTTCGGGGCCTCTTTTGCTATCATAGACGGAGTGGCAAACCAACGGTCAGGCGGGAGTTCGCATGCTGACTTATTCCGACTTCGAGAAGGCAGATGACAAGGCAAAGTTCGTCATGTCTGCCATCAGCACCTACAGGAACAGCGACGAGTACAGGATGGCAGAGATTGCCGACGAGTACGACGCACAGCGCAACGTGACCATCCAGCACACAATCCGAAAGCTGTACACGGCATCGGGCGCGGTGACGGAAGACCCGACAGTCGCAAACAACAAGATAGGCTGCAACCTGTTCAACCGACTGAACACCCAACGGTGCATGTACTCGCTAGGCAACGGAGTGACGTTCATCGACCCATACGAGGCCGCAAAGGGCACGGTCGACGAGACGAAGGAGCTGCTGGGATGTCACTTCGACCACGTGCTGCGCGAGGCGGGGTACCATGCGCTCATCCATGGCTGGTCGTACCTGTTCTGGGATTTGGATAAAGTACACGAGTTCACGATGCGAGAGTTCGTCCCTCTGGTTGACGAGTACGACGGCTCGCTCCGCGCTGGCATACGGTTCTGGCAGCTCGACTCAACCCGACCGATGAACGCGGTGCTGTACGAGCAGGACGGGTACACGACATACCAGACAGATGCCAATGGCAGGTTGGTCGAGACAAAGGAGAAGACGGCCTACAAGGTGACGTATGTGTACACCGAGGCAGACGATGACGCGCTCGACGTCATAGAGGAGAACTACAGCTCGCTGCCGATTGTTCGCATGTACGGCTCTCGCCTCAAGCAGAGCACTCTTGTCGGCATGCGCGAGGCAATCGACTCGTATGACCTTATACAGTCTGGGTTCGCCAACGACCTGAGCGACTGCGCCCAAATCTTCTGGCTTGTCGAGAACTACGGCGGCATGGATGACGAGGACTTGGCGGAGTTCCTAGAGAAGCTGAAGCTCAACCATGTTGCCAACGTTGACACGGCATCTGGCGGTCACGTCGAGCCATACACTCAGGAGATACCGCACGAGGCCCGCAAGGCCTATCTGGATGACATACGCGCCCGCATCTACGAGGACTTCGGGGGGCTTGACGTCCACACCGTCGCGGCGGGTGCGACGAACGACCACATCGACGCGGCATATCAGCCGCTTGACGAGAACGCGGCGGACTTCGAGCACTGGGTTTCCGACGCAATCACGCAGCTCCTTGCGCTGCAAGGAATCGAGGACACGCCCATCTTCAAGCGGCAGCGAATCAGCAACCAGAAGGAGCAGGTCGAGATGCTGGTGCAGGAGGCCGCATGGCTGGACGAGGCGACCATCCTTCGCAAGCTGCCGAACCTGACCCCTGACGAGGTTGTCGCCGTGATGCTCGCAAACGAGGACGCCGACATGGAGCGGTTCGGCGTCGGCGGGGAGGGTGAGAATGAGGGCGAATAGCGACCTAGGCCTGATGATGCCAGAAGTGCGACTGTTCCACAGCCGCAAGAAGTTCAAGAGGTACTACAAGAAGCAGTACGGCGAGAAGCCCGAGCTGTTCGACACCGAGGGACAGATGACCTACCGTGACGGCGAGGCCCTTGTGCTCATGACCTACGTTGGCAGGGAGGAATCCGAGCTGGGGTTGCTCGTCCACGAGGCGTACCACGCCGCAGTGGCCCACATGACCCTTCTGGGCGAGGACGAGGCGGGCGAGGAAACCATGGCCTATCTGATTCAGAGCATATCGCACGGCCTGTTCGTCGCGCACCGAAAGTGGAGGAAGCGCAAGGGTCTGGTAGACTAGACTGGACCCGCCCACACGGGCTGGCTGAGCCTGAATAACAGCCGGAAACCAACAGGCCCCTAGGCGGTGTGGGGCAACGCCTTGCATTTGGAGAGCATATGGCAGACCAAGCGCACGAGTGGACAGACGAAGAAATCGAACGGCTTGAGCGAAGGTTTCGCCGCCAGTACAACCAAGCATCACGTGAGATGCGCAAGCGCCTCGATGACATGATGGAATCCTACGACAAGGCAAACGCCGAGTGGAAGCAGCGTGTCAAGTCGGGCGATGCGACTCAGGAAGACTACGACGGGTGGCTGAAGGACCAAGCCACCGACAGGGCCTTTGTTCAGAGCATGGCCCAGACGCTTGCTCAGGATGCCAACCGAACCAACCAGCTCGCCATGGATACGGTGAACGACGCGATACCGTCAGTGTTCGCCGAGAACGCCAACTATGCGGCCTTCGAGGTCGAGCATGGAATCGGCTACGAGACGCATGCCTTTGACCTCTATGACCAGAGCACGGTGAGACGCCTCATAAGGGACCAGCCAGACCTTCTGCCACCACTGCCTAACCCCAGGATGGACAACGGACGCGACCTGCGATGGAACCGACAGAAGTTCGCAGGCGTGATAACCCAGAGCGTGCTTCAGGGCGAGTCGATACCTAGGGCCGCAGACCGCATAGGTCGCGTCATGAGAATGAACGAGGCCGCTGCCACAAGGGCCGCTCGCACTGCCCTGACTGGCGCAGAGAACGCTGGCAGGGTTGACAGCTACCGTCGCGCACAGAACATCGGAATCGAGCTTGAGCAGGAGTGGCTTGCCACCCATGACGAACGGACCCGAATCACACACAGGCTGCTTGACGGCGAGCATGTGCCAGTGGGAGAGCGGTTCGTGCCAGACGGCTACGGTGACAAGTACAGCATCGGGTTTCCTGGTGACCCGACAGCGTTGGGCGAGATGGTTTGGAACTGCTTTATCGGCGAAACGTTAGTCACTACCGATTCGCAGATAAAGGCAAGCTATTGTCATGAGTATGTAGGAGAACTAATCACGATTGACACTTCCAGTGGCGTACACTTCACCTGTACCCCTAACCACCCAATACTGACTCCGCGAGGATGGGTTGCCGCTAAATCCCTTAACTATGGCGACAACCTTCTCGTAACAGGCAGGAGTGGCGTCAAGCGGTCTTTCTGGAAGCCAAACGTAAACCATGCTTTTGCCAGCATGAAGACAGTTCATGAGCTTTTCGACGTACTTTTTGCAAAGAGGGCTACCGTTACTGGTGTGGATTTCCACGGCGATATCGCCACATCCGATGTCGAGATTGTAGCTAAGAAAGGCTTCTTGGGGTTCCGTCTTGATTCCAGCATTTTCAAGCGCATCGGCAAACTCGCGCTCAAGCCGTCCGACACGCTTGACTTTTGCGAGGGAACGACGATGAAGAGACTCAGACGAATTGTGGTTGCCGCGTCTAGCATCATGAGCAGCCTTGGCGTTTGCGCTCCGCTCGTCTGGGGTCATGGAAGCCATTCGGACGTACATGGACTCAGAGCGACCACGGGGTGTAATTCCAGCGTCGCGGAGTACGCGATAGACAACCTGCCTGCTGAAACCATGGTCCGCAGCGAGCTTCTTGGCAGACTTTCCGGACAAGTATTCGTTGATGAGGTCGTCAATGTCAAAATCAGTTCTACGAGGGGTACCCAAGTCTATAACCTCCAAACAGACAGCGGCTACTACTTTGCCAATGAACGGGGCAACGGCAAATTTATTATAGCAAAAAACTGCCGATGCACGCTCGTCGCATGGCTCCCCTCCATCGCAGAGGAAGACAACCGAAGCTGGGCGAAGCTGCCAGACGGAATGACATACGACGAGTGGAAGCACGGGAAGAAGGTAGAGAAGAAGCGCAAGGAGGCCGCTGGCGTCGTTGACGGCAAGGACATTCTCAGCACATGGAAGCGCCGTGAGAGTGAGTTCGACTTCGAGATTGAGGACGTAATCAACGCTCAAGGATTTGACGGCAAGCCGCGAATTGTGGACGCAGACGAGTTTGACAAGGCAGTAAAGGCGGCTAACGGTGGTAACGGTTTTATAGCCCAAAGGACATACTCAGCGCCAGACCAAGAAACGCTAGACGAGTATCGCAAGATGCTTTACGAAGGAAAGTGGTATGTAGACTGCTCGACGGGCGGCTCCCAGTACGGCCAGGGCATGTACTGCGCTGCGGATTACATGGGCAAGCTCAGCGACGGCATAAAGGAGGAAATGCAGCACTATATCAGCCTCAACGAATCAAGAGGGGCTGAGCATGCGTATGTCGAGACCATGACGCTCGACCCGAGCGCAAAGATAATCAGATATGCCGATATAGATGCGGAGTTCGCAAGGGCAGAGGCGGATTCATTCCTAGGCGTTGTGAAAAAGGCCAACCCGAGGCTCACCGACAGGGAGGCAGCAGCCGTTGTCCGAGAGTGTGGCGGCACTAGGTCAGGCAGCACATTCAAATTGGCGAAGAGCTGGGAACGCGAGGACCCAGACGGATACGACGCATTCATCGAAGCGCAAGGCAAGGCATGGGACAAGTACAAAGATGCAATTGAGGAGGTCAGGCTCGCCACTGCGTCCCTAGACGACGGCAGCAAGGCGGCCGCGATGGGCTACGACGCGATAAACGCCGAGGGGCACGGCGCGTCTGGCAGCTACACAGTCATTCTAAACCGCACAAAGCTAATCATAAGGGAGCCGTGATGATAGAGTTCAAGAGAGACCCAGAGACAGGCATCCTCTATGCCTACAAGGACGGAAAGCTCATAGGTCCAATCGTGACCATGGGAGACGAGGTTAAGGATGACAGCACCGAAACTCCTAAACGCAAAATTGAAATGCTGAGAACACAGAACATAGGCCCACAGAAAAGGAAGGAGCAGACTACTGATGGCGAAGACAAGTAAGGACAGCCGTCGCAATCGAATTCAAATGAGCGCGATGGAGGGCGAGTCCATCGACAACGTCATCATACGGGAGAACAACATCAAGACTGTCGAAGAGGCTCTGGACAGAGCGCTTGCGTCTGCACTTGAAGAAGTCGGACTTGCGGCAGAAGGCTTCGCAAAGAAGAAGCTGACTGAGAACCATTCGGTCGATACTGGCCGTCTGCGCAACTCGGTGACCCATATCATCGACATGGGCGAGGAAGCTGTCTACATCGGAACCAACGTGGAGTACGCGCCGTATGTCGAGCTAGGCACCAGCCGCAGCAAGGAGAAGCCGTATTTGCGACCAGCTGCCCAAGACCACGAGACGGAGTATCGCAAGATATTCGAGAAGCATCTGGCAAGTGGTGGCTAAATCCGACTTTCTTCGGATTCTCGCTTGACGTTGCCGCTCGCTATAAGCTATACTAGAGTTAGCAAGAGGGGAGGAAGAAACCCCTCAGAGTAGACGGGAGTATGGCATGAAGAGCAACAAGGCGCAGAGGACCGCTTGGAACCTGACGAAGCTGGCGGGTGTCATGGACCCGATGGACACCAGCAACGGCCTCTACGAGCTGGGACACGATGCCAACATGGCTATGATAGACGTCAGGCACCTAGGAGTCTCCGAAGATGACGTACCTCAGCAGTTCGTCTTCGTCCCCAAGAAGGAGTGGGACGAGGTTGTCAAACACCGAGACCTCTTCGAGAGGGCGAAACTTGATGACCCAGACGAGCACCTTCGCCTCAATGCTATCCACTGGTACAAGATGAGTACCTACCATCGCTTCTAGGACAGGGTTGAACGGGGCCTATGAATGTGCTATACTAGGCCCTACGCAGGACATAGTAGACGGGAGTTTGAGATGAAGTTCACGTATTTCAAGGCAGACCACACCACCACCATCGAAGAGGCCAAGCGCCAGTACCACAGGCTGTGCCTCCGCTGGCATCCAGACCGACCTGACGGCGACCTTGAGGCCATGAAGGCAGTCAACGCCGAGTGGGACTACCTGCGCAAGCACAACTACAACATCCACGAGTCGGCTGACGGCGGCACCTACACCGACTGGACCCAAGACGCGCCCGACGATGTGACGGACATGTTCGTGGAAATCATCGAGCAGCTGATTCGCATGGACGGGCTTGAGATTGAGGTCTGCGGCTCGTGGCTGTGGGTCGGCGGCAACACGCGCGAGCACAAGGACGGCCTGAAGGCCATGGGCATGCGCTGGGCACCGAAGAAGCACCTGTGGTACAAGGCACCGAAGAACTGGAAGCGCAGGCATCGGGGCGAGTTCACGATGGACGAGATTCGCAGTCGGTACGGGTCGCAGAGCGTCGGGAGGCCTCGTGCGAAGGCGCTGAAGGACTAGGACGCGGAGGAAGTCGTGAGCAACTACAGCAGGGGGCGGGCGTTCGAGTACGCCGTCCGCGATGACATGAGGGGAAGGGGGTTCGTGGCGGTACGGTCACCCGCATCGAAGTCACCAGCAGACGTCTACTGCATGAGCCGAGACGTTGACGTCCTGATTCAGTGCAAGGCAGACGGCAAGCTGCCACCGAAGGAGTGGAACGACTTCATGGACTACTGCGAGAAGGCGGGTGCGATTCCTGTCCTAGCCATGAGGGACAATAGGGGCAGGGGCATAGTCTACAAGCTTTTGACCGACAGAAAGAGACGAGGTGGCAGACAGCCGATGGTTGACTGGATTCCACCAGAGAAGGAGTAGAGATGGGTATTAGTTTCAGACCGCTAACGGAGAAGGATATCGAGGTACGTGTCGCTCGTGTGACTAATGCTGGGGTCGAATTGCTTCTCTTTAAGGACGCCCGCTGCGACATGCGCATCCTTGACGAGACGGTTGGTGCCGAGAACTGGCAGTGCGAGTACTACGAGCACAAGAACACGCTCTTCTGCAAGGTGGGAATCTTCACCGACTACGACCGTGGGCCTATGTGGGTCTGGAAGTCGAACGCAGGGGCACCATCGAACATGGAGGCCCAGAAGGGCGAGGCGAGCGACGCCTTCAAGCGTGCGTGCTTCACGTGGGGAATCGGGCGCGAGCTTTACACCGCCCCGCGAATCTTCGTCTATGCCGACAAGTGCAAGTCGCTCAAGCAGGGCAAGAACGGCAAGATGCAGTGCTACGACCATTTCTCGGTGGCAAAGATAAAGGTTGTCGATGGCCGCATAGTCGGTCTGGCAATCAGGAACGACGATATGGGCAAGGTTGTCTTCACCCACGTCGAGGACGGATACGGGAAGGAGCAGTAATGGAGATGCCTGACAACTTCGTGCACCTGCGCGGCGAGGTGCTGCGCGACTCGGAAGTCCGACACACCAAGAGCGGAAGCCCCGTGTTCAACTTCACGCTGGCGGTGGCTGGGTACAAGCGTGACAAGTACGTTGACTGCGTTGCGTTCGACTCGGTGGTTGACCAGTTCGAGGGGTTCATGCAGGAGGGCGAGGACGTCGAGGTATTCGGCTCGCTGTCCGAGCGCACGTGGACCGACCCATCTGGAATCAAGCAGACGCGCGACATTGTGCGGTGCAACAAGGTAGTCGTCCACGACGAGCAGGAGGAAGAGAATGTCGATTAACAGGGTGAACATCAGCGGCAACCTGACCCGCGACCCACAGATGCGGGCTACCCAGTCGGGCACCCAGATTCTCTCGTTCGGAGTGGCGGTGAACGACCGACGCCGCAACCCGCAGTCGGGCGAGTGGGAAGACGTCCCCAACTTCATCGACTGTGTGGTGTTCGGCAACCGAGCCAACGCCCTTCAGCGATTCCTGACCAAAGGCATGAAGGTCGCAATCGAGGGAAAGCTGCGTTGGAGCCAGTGGGAGAAGGACGGCCAGAAGCGGTCGAAGATTGAGGTCATCGTTGACGAGGTTGAGTTCCTAGCGGGGCAACAGAAGGCCGAATCCGGCCCTCAAACCAACGGTTCGACTAATTACCCATCGAACGGCCAAACGCCCCCGTATTCAGGCTCTCAGCAGCCATCGGGATACCAGCCGCAGGGGTACCAGCAGC